GTCCTCGGGTATAAATAATGACCTTATCTTAGGTCCAAGATCTTTGTTTCTAGCAGGTATCTGTTGTAAGTTTGGATTCTGGTAGGAGAACCTACCAGTAACCGTGCCCCCGGTCTGTGATCTGAGTTGGTTTATCTCAGCATGTATTCTACCCTTGTGCTCGTATCTAAGAATAGAATCTAAAAAAGTTGTATGTGCTTTGTTAATCTCTCTTGCCTGTGCAATCATGTTTACAACAGGATGTTTGTGTTCTTGTAAAAAATTTTTTGTAAATGATGGTGCACCTGTTTTTTCTGTTGTTGGATATTCTAATCTCAATATATCAAATACATTTGCAATAGATCTTGCTGCCCATATCTGTGTATCAATATTTGTTTCACTTTTTATTTTATGCAGTAATTCTTTTTCTTGTGATATTAATTCTTTTTTCATTGCGTGAGCTCGCTCTGCATCCACACGTACACCTTTGAACCTCATGTCAACCAGGCAAGGAAACAAATCAGATTCTAAATCAAATATATCCTCCAGGTCTTGACTAATAATTTCTTTTTTCATCTCTTGCCAAAGTCCTAATGTTACTTCAGCATCTCGTTCTGCATATGCACCAACATGCATTGCAGGTAGTTTATACATTTCTGATTTTGGATCTATGCCCCACTCTTCTGCAGCTTCTGCAAGTGCAGCCTCATTCTTACCATAACCAAGATAGTGCCACGATAAACTGTTAAGATCATATCTAAATCTATTCTCATCTGTTAACGCTGATGCAATCATAGTGCAGGCTATGTCACCATTTATTTTAAAGCCCATTGCACGCAACCAACAAACATCATAGATAGCGTTGTGAAATATTTTTGTTGATGGTGCCTCTAGTATATCTTTTAACCAGGACAGAACTCTTGACCTATCCATGTTACCACCACCCTCGTGTCCGATAGGAAAATATCCTTTGTAAAATTTTGTAGCAACAGCAATACCAATAACTTCACCATTACCTATTACAGAACCAGATCCTTTCTTTAATAAGTCTGGATCTTTTGTTTCTAAATCTATCGCTATTTCATCTACATCACGTAGGTCTGGAAACTCAGTAGGTTTTACCCATTCTGTTTGTGCTTCAAACTTAGGTATTTTCATTATAGTCCCTTTCGATAATCATCTCTATAAAATGTATTGCTTTTAACAAATCTTGTTTCTTTCCCTTATCACGATGTCTGATGATATATTTTATAGCACAACCTTCAGGATATAACAACTCATTCTCAACAACAAACTTACTTGGCTGTATTTTATATTTTTGATAATGTGATCCTCCGTGTTGTTTATCCCAAACTTTCGATGTCATAACCTTGGTCCTCCTTTTTTGCTGCCATGATGTACAGGTTTTGTTTTGTACGAGTAACACCTACATACCAAACTCTATGTTCTTCATCTTGTTTGTCAGAGCTTTTTTCTAGTGCGTCTCGTATTGTTTTTGTATTGTCTAATATTAATAATACATTGTCTGCCTCACCACCTTTTGCAGAATGTATTGTAGATAATTTTACTCTTGGACTTTCTCTTAATTTTTCTTTATTGCTTAGCATTTCTCTTATGTATAAACACTCTTCATAGTCAGACGTAAATTCATCATACCATGGTATACTTTTATCATAACCAAACTCTTCTAAATTATACATTCTTTCTTCTGTTAACTCCTTTTCTGTATTGGTATATTCAAATATATCTTTAACTTCAGACAAAGATAAGTCCTCACCTTTTTGCCATCGTATGTAGTTTAGAATGGTTCTAAACAATGTCACCTTGTAACTTTTTCTATCTTTATATTCAAAATAAATACCACGTTCTTTTAAAAATGGTTTGAGCCTATTTAATTTATCGTTGTATCTTGCTAATACTAACCACTTGCCTTTGTCTATGGGCACGTCTTCAAGATCATACACATAATTTACTGTGCCTTGTTCTTCTCTTGCTTTCCAATTTTTTTGTACACGTCTATCTTCTGGAATTAATTTTAATATCTTGTCTGCAATGTTTTGTACAGTTTGTGGAACCCTGTAAGATTGTGGCAAAATTATGTCTTTCTTAGAAATTTCTTGCTGAAATTTTTTTACATCTGCACCTGCCCAGCCATAAATTGCTTGATCATCATCGCCTGCTAGTATAACATATTTGCTGTTTTCCTTAATAATATTGAACATTTTCCACTGTATGGGTGATAAATCTTGTGCCTCATCTATAAACGCTATGTCAAATTTTGGACACAATTTAGACACAATAAATTTTTCTATCATGTCTGTAAAATCCACTAATTGAAACGAATCTTTGTAGTTTTGCACCTCATCACAAATAATTTTTAATAATCTTTTATCCATATCTTGTGAATACATGTCTGTGTTATATTCTTGTTCAATGGTAATATTTTTTATTCTAGCTGCATTTATTAAATTAAAATATTCACTATCAGAATTTATAAATCCTGTAGACTCTTCCCCGTTAGAATACACTGTGACTTCTATTCCTAGTTTTCTACCTATATCTTCGTAGTGTTCGTCCTGCATAACCTGTGCTTTTTTCATACCAAGTTGATTGAAAGCAAGAGAGTGCAGTGTTCTAAAATGTTTTAAATCTTTTCTTTCAAAAGCTGTGTGATATTCTAACATTCTATCGATAGCCTCGTTTGCAGCCTTAGTTGTAAATGCAAAGTAACCTATTTTATCTACAGGTGTTCCCAGTTTTAAAAATGTTTTAACATATTTTAATAGTTTAGTTGTTTTCCCTGTGCCCGGGGGCCCGAATAATTTCCTACTAATCATATTATATCCGTCTTATGTTTTGTTTTAGTATGGTGTATGGGTACTTCTTCGAATGTTTTTATGTTTATTTGTATTATATTCTTTGTTGATGAATGATACTTACCTGATTCTTTTGATGGAAATCTTTTTTGTTCTAAAAATTCTATCTCACATTCTTGATATAATACCTGCATCATACGTCCTGTTTTGTCCTCACTATACTTCCAATTCTTTGCTTTTAGTTTGTCATAAAATTTATCAAACTTAAAGAATTCATAGTCACCTTCTATTAATACAGACCCAGTTTTAAATGCAGCATCGCTTGTTGCCTTTGGTCCGTTTATCTTTGCATGTATAACATCATGTAGTTTTTCTTTCGGTGATGTACCCACTGGTGGCTGTACAACTTTCTGTGTTTGATATAGCGCATCCATCACAGCTTGCTCCTCATCATTCTTAATTAAAGGTGGTAAAAATCCTGCAGCTTTTGATATTGAATTACGTCTTTTACGCTGATCATTTAGGTGTTCTACATTCTTACAATGCACCGTAGCTGTGCCAATACCATCTGGTTTTGTTACGTCAAATTCGTACTCTGGTTCTGGATCTAGATCTATCTTTTTTAGGTTTGTTAATACAGGATAAGAACCTTTTGATCCTGATAAGACACCAAATTTTTTCTTAACACAAATACCTTTTTTACAATTTTCACTTAGTGGACTTTGTGTGCAAGTATAACCCTTAGAACTTCTATTCCATGATTTTACTTTTTGATTTAAAAATTTTTGATCCCAGGCGTTTGCATGTACACCAGAAAAATATTTAACTGGTGCATTCATAACTTTTTGTTGCCAATTGTCTGGATATTTCATTTTGACCATGACGTGATAGTTATACATAAACCTATCTTTGCCATCAAAGTTTTCGTTTTTAGATAATTTAGATATTGCTGCTAGACATGGTGGACCTTCTGTAAATTCTTCATCAACGCCTTCCATGCTTTTGTGTTCGATTTCTTCTGTAATTCCTTTCAGTCTTTCTTTTGTAACCAAGTTTGCACTGATTACTTTCATAAATTCTTGTAATGTAAATGGAGTGCCGTCAACATTTAATGCCTTACGCTCCTCTCCAAAGTATGGCAAATTTATAAATTGTCCTGGTCTAAGTTGACCTGTCTCACTATCTTTTGTTAATTGTGTTTGTTTTGGAAAAATTTCTGTATCTTGTTTAAGACCAAATAAAGATAATAAATTTGTAAGAAAAGATTTTACAGTTTTAGAATCTGTAAAATTATCTAAAAATAAAAATAAATGTAAACCACCGCTTTTAGATTCTACTGGTAGTAAAGGTAGATCATATTGTTGTATAATATCTATGTAATCTTTTTTATTAAAATCAGCATAGTCTTTTGGATCTATGTCTATGACACCAAACTTTACCTCTGAATCTTCTGTACAAGGTTGTATACCTATGGATAGTTTACCATCTAAGTGTTGCTGATATATGTCTTTAGTAAGTTCTTCAAAGTTCCATCTATATACAGGTTTCTTTTTACCTGTTTCAGGATCTATTTTAGAGTCTTGGTGGTTGAAGTCAGCTACACCGTAAGCATTTCTATATCCATTAAAAAATTCTATGTATCGTTCCATAACTGTTTATGTGGGCCACT